GTAAATTTTTAGCAGTTTTTTAGCCTACCCTGGCAGGGGGGTAAGACTTTTAGGGGGGGGATTCGTTAGCGTATGCCGTCGCGAAAACCGCAAATAAGATCACCGGAGCAGCAAGCGAAACGCCGAGAAGCCGCCAACGCAGCAGGTCGCGCAAAATCCGATTCGATCAAGGAAATCGGCGAGTGTCCGAAAATCATCGATTCAGAACGCCGACTTCGCTGCGAAAATAATCTTGGCGACTTCCTAACCACCTACTTTCCCGCATCCTTTTCGCTTGAGTTTTCCGACGATCACCGAAGAGTCATTCAGCGCATCGAAATAGCGGTTACCGAAGGTGGCCTCTTTGCTTTAGCGATGCCGCGCGGATCTGGCAAAACGACGATGACGGTTCGGGCTCTCTTATGGGCTTTGCTCTACGGAAAGCGAAAGTTTGCGGCCATGATTGGTGCTTCCGCCGACGCAGCCTTGGAACTCCTTGGCGAGATCAAGATTGAGCTAGAAACTAACGATCTACTTTTTGCTGACTTCCCCGAAGTATGCCACCCGATCCGCGCTCTTGAAGGCGAGAGCAAACGAACCAATGGCCAGATGGTCAAAGGCGTTCGAACGCGAATCGGCTACAAAGGAAAACAGCTAATCTTCCCAACGATATCCGGAAGCGTTTCAAGCGGATCAATTGTTCGTGTAACAGGTTTGCTTGGTCGCGTTCGCGGCATGAAGTACACGACAGCGGACGGCGAGCCGCTTCGGCCTGATCTGGTAATGATCGATGACCCGCAAACCGACGCTTCTGCTAAATCCGATATGCAATGTACGATGAGAGAGCGCGTCCTAGCGGGAGCGGTTTTAGGACTTGCCGGGCCGGGAAAGAGGATAGCCGGTGTGATGCCGTGTACCGTAATTCGTCGCGGCGACATGGCAGACCGCATCCTAAATAAGATCATTCATCCAAGGTGGAACGGCGAACGCTGTAAGCTCGTTTACTCTTGGCCGACGAATCAAGAGCTTTGGGATAAGTACGCCGAGCTTCGCACGTCGGATCTTCGGCAAGGTAACGACAAGCTACCACAAGCGACCGAGTTCTATTCCGCTAACCGTCAAGCAATGGACGCCGGAGCCGTCGTCGGCTGGCCTGCGCGTTTTGAGCCGCATGAACTTTCCGCGATTCAGCACGCAGTTAATTTAAAGCTAAACGACCCAGATACGTTTGCTGCCGAATATCAAAACGAACCTCACGACGTTGCCGGTTCTGATGCTGTTTATTCAGCTTCCGCCGAGTCAATCTCGCTTCGCGTTAGCGGCTTCAATCAACTTGAAATACCAAGACAAACGCAGCACCTTGTTTGCGGCGTAGACGTTCAAGACGCTTGCTTTTTCTATTGTCTTCTCGCAGTTGGCGACGGCTTTTCTTCGCATGTTGTCGATTACGGAACTTGGCCAGACCAAGGCAAAATCTACTTCAGTCTCGGCGAAATTGAGCGGACGCTAAAAACCGAAACCGGAGTCGGAAGCAAGGAGGCCGCTTGGCTAGCTGGTCTTAGAAGATTTGAAAGCTTTTTATTGTCGCGGCAATACCTTCGGGATGACGGCGCGCCGCTGAACATTGAGCGGATTGTCATTGATGCGAACTACGGGCCTAGCACCGAAACAATCTATTCTTTCGTCCGTCAATCCGAACAAAAAACACTTTGGCTTCCGTGGCACGGTCGAGGCGTTAAAGCAAATCAAACGCCGATTAACGCTTGGCCGCGCAAGCCGGGTGAGATTGCTGGAGATCACTGGAAGATTACCGCGACGACAACAAAGAATCAGCAGCCTCGACACGTTATCGCCGATACGAACTACTGGAAGTCGTTTTCTCACGCAAGACTACAGCAGCCCGACGGAGAGCAAGGTGCTTTGATGTTGTATAAAGCTTCTCCGATGCGTCATCGGATGCTGGCCGATCATCTAACAGCGGAAGTTCCGAAGGTTGAACCGGGAAGCGGGCGAGAAGTCGTCGAGTGGAAAGAGATCCCAAACCGCGATAACCATTATCTCGACTGCCTTTCTATGGCGTTCGTAGCGGCTAGCGTTTGCGGCGTTACTCTTCGCGGTCACGAAAAGCCTCTCAAGCGAGTCGCGCCGAGAAGTCTTGCCGAGATGCGAGAAGAAGCCTTAAAGAGGCGTCACGGGTAAAGATTGACAAGTAAGCTATACTTGACGTTCGGAGGCCAAGAGATGCTTACAATCAACATACCCGCGACAGCAACAACCGGCGACGCTCTTGAATGGGGCGGCGGTTCTGGCGTCTTGTTCATGGCCGGAACTTTCGACGGAGCAACCTATACGCTCCAGTATTCTCCGGATAACGGGACGACCTATTACACCGTAACCGAGAAATATGCAAGCTCGACGAACATTGCTTTGAGCGCAAAAGGTTACAAAGTCTTTGAGCTACCCAAAGGCAAGCTTCGTTTGAGTCGTGCTTCTGGAACTAGCCCATCCGCAATGGTCGCCAACGTCGGCTACGCTCAAGAAAGCGTTAGGCTCTACTAATGCCGAACCCAGATGGAACACTAACACCCGAAGAAATAGCAGCCGCAGCCGCGAAGCCGTCGAGCGTTTCGGTTGACGGAACTTCTGCGACAAGAGCAAGCACACAGGAATTGATTGATGCTGATCGACACAAAGCAGCAAATGCAAACACGTCAAGTCCTTGGCGCGGAATGATCTTCTCGAAAATCAAGAACGGGGCTCCACTGGAGTAACAAGTTGATCCTAGATCAGTACGGTAGACAACTTCCGAAGCAAAATAAGATAGCAGCAGAGCTTGCGAAGATTCGCAGCAATGCGATGTCGCTGGAAGCTGCCTATGACGCTGCTAGAACAAACACCGATAACGCTAGGCATTGGCGTTACGCTGACGATCTTTCAGCGACGGCGGCGAATACTTACGAAGTTCGAAAGACCCTACGAGAACGAGCGCGTTACGAGTGCTTGCAAAGCAATTCGTTCGGAAACGGTATCGTAAAGACGCTCGCTAACGATACGATCTCGACCGGGCCAAGTCTTCAGGTTTTGCTTGGTGATACGGTCGTTAGTCGCCAAATTGAAAGTAAATTTGCTCAATGGGCCAAGCAAGTTAGCCTCTATCGCAAATTGAGAACGGCTAGGCTCGCTCAAATTGTTGACGGCGAAACCTTCATCCTGCGAGTGAATAATCCGCAGCTTCGCGGACGGGTCACGCTTGATCTTCAGTTGATTGAAGCCGATCAAGTTTCAACACCGGGCTGGATTGAGGGGCGACCGGGGCGCGTCGATGGCATCGTTTTCGACCAGTACAACAATCCGACAATCTACCATGTTTTAAAACAGCATCCTGGTGATATGTGGGTTCTCAATTCGTTTGAGAAAGAAGATATTTACACCGATGACATGATTCATATGTTTCGGCGCAATCGACCGGGGCAAGCTCGCGGAATACCCGAAGTAACACCGGCACTTCCGCTCTTTGCGGATCTTCGAAGATACACCTACGCGACGATAAAAGCGGCGGAAATTGCTGCCGACTTTGCTGCCGTTATCCAAACCGCCGCGAACGCTTACGACTCAACCGGCGAATCGGTCTTGCCGTTTTCGAGCACTCAAATCGATCGCGGAATGATGACCGCACTTCCGCAGGGCTACCAGATGGCCCAGTTCAGGCCAGAGCAGCCTACGAGCACCTATGAAGGTTTCCGCGATGCGATCTTGATGGAGATTGCACGTTGTCTCCATATGCCGATGAATAAGACGTTAGGAAGTTCTGCGAGCTACAACTACTCATCCGCAAAGATGGATGACCAGATATATTGGCACGACGTCAAGATAACCCGCGAAGAATGGGAGACCGACTGCTTAGATCGCATCTTTGATTGGTGGCTAGACGAGGCGGTTTTGATTCCCGGCTACTTGCCGCTTGCAACCGTTGAAGAAATCCCGCATCGATGGACTTGGCCGCCGCGCGAAAGTATCAATCCGATTGATGATGCGAACGTGGCAATCAGCTTGATTAAAGAAGGCTTGATGACGGAAGCCCAATACCTTGCGATGAACAATATCGACCCCGATACGTTCTATCGTCAGATGGAAGAACAGATCGAGCGACGCAAGCGATGGGGCACCGTTACGCAAGAGCAAGCTATGGTTATGCAGATGGCAGACCAGCAAGCGCAAGCCGAGACAGAAGCACAAGCCGCCGAACCTATCGCATCGGGTGAGTTTATGGGGCTTTCGCGAATGCAATGGAATCGCAATCGCAAAGCGATCATGGATGTTCTTAAAGACTACGCAAGCGGTTCAATTACTCGAAACATTGCGCAGGTCTTTCTATCGGGTGTCGGTTTGAGTCCCGAAAACGTCAAGCTTCTTTTAGATGACGCTTCCGACGGTTCGGTTGATTCGATACCCGAAGACGAAAGCCAAGAGCTTACGGCGGCTGCTAGATACGATCATATTGACTTCTCACCACCGCAAGGCGTTCGGGAAGAAGCAAAGAAGGGTTTGGAATGGCGTCGCGAATTCAATCGAGGCGGAACGGAAGTTGGGGTTGCCAGAGCACGCGATTTGAGCAACGGCAAAAACATCTCGCCGGAAACCGCGAAGCGCATGAAAGCCTACTTTGATCGTCACGAAGTTGACAAAAAAGGCGAAGGATTCTCGCCGGGTGAAAAAGGCTTTCCGAGTGCCGGGAGAATCGCATGGGCTTTATGGGGCGGCGATTCGGGCCAAGCATGGGCAAATAAGCTAAACGAGCAAATGGACGCCGCAGATAAGAGGGAGGGCGTTAATGGCTGATTTATCGATTACCGCCGCAAACGTAAAGATCGGCGACGACAATACGTTAACGAAGCTTCGGCAAGCTGGTGAAGCGATTACGCAAGGTCAACCGTATTACATTAGCACCACGGACGGGAAAGCCTATCAAACGGACGCAAATGATGGCGTCGCAAAAGCTGCGATTAAAGGAGTCGCTTTACTTCCTGCCGCTCTTGATGGTTACTTTTACGGAGCCGAAAAAGGCCAGATCGTTATTGGTGCGACGGTCGCTATTGGGACGCCTTACGTTGTAAGTGCGACTAAGGGCGCAATCTGTCCTCTCGGCGATATTACGAGCGGTCAATTTATCGGTCAAATAGGCTACGCGATAACAACAACGATCATAGATATTCAGCCGATTATTGTTGGAGTCGCTAAGGCATGAGCAAGTTAAGATTCAACGCGCAAGGTAAGTGCGAACTAACCGCCGAAGGTCAACCGAAGTTTAAGCTTTTTGCTTATTCGGGTGGCGTGATGTACCCTCACCTTGCAATCAATTGGTCGGGGCCTGTTGTCGCTGATTTAGCTGGTATGGTCATCGACGGACAAGCTTTGCCAGTTCATCGCGACCATGATACATCGCGCCCAGTAGGCCATACAACAGCAATTGAGAAAACAACGGAACTTGTAGCTGACGGTATCTTCTCGATTAGCAATCAAGACTCGCAAGAGTTGATTGAATCCGGCAAGGCTGGCTTCCCATGGAAGGCTTCAGTCGGTCTTTCAATCACTGACTATGAAACATTCGCCGAAGGGCAAAAAGTTGAAGTAAATGGCCGTTCGTTTGATGGGCCTGTGTTAGTTGTTACATCTTCCAGTTTGGAAGAAATCTCGTTTGTTACGGTGCCAGGAGACAGCGAGACGGAAGCGAAAATCTTGGCGATGTTAGGCAATAGGAGCAATACCATGCCAACTTTTGAGGAATGGCTAGCATCGCTAGGCTTTGACCCTGCGAGCTTGTCCGAAGACGCGAAGGCTGTACTTATGAAGCAGTACGGCGAAGTTATGGAAGAAGGGATGCCAGAACCGGAGGTTGTCGCTGAAGATCAACCCGAAGTAATGGCGGAAGACATGAAGGAAGAAGAAAAAGTTGAAGCCGAAATGGACGAAGAAAAAGTCGTTTCCAAGAAAGCTTCGGCCAGCAAAAAGGTAAGTCTTCGCGCAGAATTGGCAGCAGAAGCCAAGCGAGCTGGAGACATTAGCCGACTTTGCGCCAAGTATGGCAAGCCAACTTACAGCGTCGGAAGCAAGCAAACTGATCTTGCCGCTTTCGCGATCGAAAAAGGTTGGTCGCTGGAGCGAACCGAGCTTGAGTGCCTAAAGGTTGAAAAGCTTCGTGCTAGCCGTGGAAGCCGTCCGCAAGGCCCAGCGATCCACAGCAAGAGCAGCGGTAGCGTTTCGATGCCAGTTTTGCAAGCCGCTATGTTGATGAGAGGCCGCGCGGACGTTGAGTCGTCTAAGTGGTCAACTCGCAATTTCCGCGACGCTTGCAAAATGGATTGGCTCAAGGCTTCGGGCGACAGCAAGAATCAAGTTCTTGACGCTGCCTATAAGCTTCGCAACGCCTCTTTGCTTGAGCTAACTGCTCACGCTTTGCGAGTTGCCGGGAAAGAAGTTCCAGCTGATCGAACTGATTTGCTGCGAGCAGCATTTTCAACTGGTGCGGTTAGCAATCTTTACGGAGCAACCATCGGCGCAAAGGTGCTTGAAGGTTACAACGAGGTTCGCGACTTCACTGCTGGTTGGACGACCGAAAGTGAAAATCCGGACATGGAAAACCATGAACGAATCCGCATGGTTGCCGCTCAGAACTTGGCTTATCTTCCAATCGGCGGCGAAGCTGCACACGCTTACCGATCGACTCTGGCAGAAAATATCCGAGTCGAAAGATTCGCTCGCCAAATGGAAGTCGACGAAGCCGATCTTCTGGGCGACAATTTCCAAAAGCTTGCCGACACTCCGAGAGATTTCGGTTTAGCTGCTGCTCGTTTGCGTCCTGATCTTGGCGCGAACATTTTGCTCGCTAACCCGACTTTATCGGCAACTAGCCGCGACCTGTTCAATGCCACTGACGGCAACAAGTTTGGTAGTGCGGCTCTTAGCCGTGCAACCCTTTCTGCTGCTATTGCTGCAATGTCCAAGTTTAAGGATGGAGAGGCGACGCTCAATCTGGCTCCAAGTCATATCGTTGTACCTCCTGATTTGATGGACTTAGCAATTCAGTTGACTCAATCGACTCGCAACGCAACAACGTCAGCGAACGAGGGTGAAATCAACCCGCTTGCTGCTTACGGTATCGTAGCTGTGAGCGAAGCTCGCTTGGCGAACGGTGTTGTCGATCCAGTTGCAGGAACGAGCCGCAGCGGTTCAACCTCGACTTGGTACTTGGTCAGCCGCGAAGCTCATACGATTGAATTTGTTTATCTTCAAGGCGCAGGCCGCGCACCAGTCGTTCGCACAACGGAACTGGTAAACGGTCGATTTGGTTTGAACATTGACGTTCGCCACTACATCGGAGCGAAGGCTCTTGATTGGCGCGGATTTGTCTACAACCAATCTGCTAGCTTGTAGTTTTTGTTGGCACTTGTCGCCGGGTGGCTTGGCCCCTCCGGGTCACTCGGCGGCAAGTTTTAGAGGGGGTGTTTTGTGTTTAAGATTGTTTTAGTTCGTGATGTTGAGATTTACGGCAAGTTGTATACCGAAGGAATGGACGTTTCCGGGGTAG